AAAACAATAAATCAACAGGAAATGTAACTGTTCAAATTGTGCGTGCTGGTAAAGTAGTAGCATCAAACACTTCGTATGGTGGATATACTATTGCAACAGTTTCAGGTAGATATTAAACCCAACCCAACTATGAACGACATTGAATTTATCTTTGAAATTGAAACCGAAGCAGGTAGCTTCGAAGTACCAATGTACTTTTCCGCACACGAATGGTTTGACGATGACAGTGGCGACATCCCTGCTGTTCACTACACCGACATCGGATTTGACGAGCGTCAGAAGACCATCATTCACGACCTGATTGGACAGGTAGGCACCGAACACGATGGCGGATTGCTGAGTGAAATGCAGAAAGCGGCTGATTGGTGGGAAAGTCACAATGCTTAATTTTACACAACTTAAACCAAAACCAAATGAAAAATGATGAACAAATTGTGGTAAGCACATCAGGGCTAACAAAGCGAGAGTACTTTGCTATAAGGTGCTTAGAAGCCATATTAGCAAACTGTTTCATTAGTGGCCTTCAAGGTACTTACAAGTACGATGAAAACATTGAATATGCTGTTTTTTACGCTGACAAACTTTTAGATGCATTACAACCAAAAGAAAACCAAACCTTAAACCAAAATAAACTATGAAAAATCAAACATCACAAATGCTACCGATAGAGGTGGCTCAAATTGCCGAAAGTGTTTCTGTTGAAAAAAGAAACGAAGTCCAATCTGTCCTGAATTACGTCTTTAATGGCGTGTCTAAAATGCGTGAGCAGCTTGATACTGTCTCTGTTAAGGACGAAAATGATAAAACAAACATGAAACTCGCCAACACTATAAGGCTTGGCGTGCGGCAAGTAAGATTAGATGCTGAAAAAACATTTGACGCAAAAAGAGCAGAGGTTCAAGCGCAGATGATCAGTTACAAAACGGAAGATCAGCTTTGGCTAAAGGCCAAGCAGACGATGCAGATATTGACAAAGGAAATTGAAGAGCAAGCGAGATGGAAAGAAGAAACACGTCAAAGGTTTGAATCCGAGCAGCGAGCACTTAAGATTCAACAAAGGGTTGCAAGGATCTCGGCAGTCTCATCTGATATCCCATTGTCTGATTTTGAGTCTATGAGTGACGAAGGATTTGAAATATTTTTTGAACAGCTTGAAAGGATTTATGTCGAAAAAATGGAAGCAGCGCGTAAGGCCGAAGAAGAGCGTATTGCTAAAGAAAAAGCAGAGGCAGAGGAGCGTGAAAGAATTAAAGTCGAAAACGAAAGGCTAAGGGCAGAGGCAGAAGCTAAGAAAAAAGAATTAGCTGATCAAAGAGCTAAAGCAGAAGCTGAACGTATCGCATTTGAGGAAGAAGCCAGAAAAGCAAAAGAAATTGCTGATGCAAAATTAAAAGCCGAGCGACAAGAAAAAGAAAGGCTTGAAGCTGAGTTAAAGGCTAAGGCTCAAGCAGAAATAGCGGCAAGGAAAGAGGTTGAGGCAAGGGCCGCCGCAGAACTAAAAGCGCAACAGGATGCTGAAAAGAAAGCAAAGGCTGCTCCAGACAAAACTAAGTTAAACGAATTGGCTAATTTATTTGAAAATTTTTCTTTTCCAGAAGTAAAAAGCGAAGAAGCTCAAGCAATACTCAACGATGTAAAATCTTTAATGTTAAAAGTATCTAATTATATTAGAGAGAAAACTCAAGCAATTTAATCAACCAAACCTTAAACCAAACCAAACTATGAGCAACTATCAAAAAAAAGACGGTGACATATCCGTGTTCACCAATCAGAATCCAACGCCGAATTCACCGCGATGGAAGGGCAGTCTGCTGTTAAATGGCCAAGAGTACAGCGTAAGCCTATGGGTCAAGAATGGAGCCAAGGGCGAGTTTCTTGCAGGGGGCGTACAGCCGAAGCAGGCACCAGTTGAAAGAACGTACAACCAATACGACCAAGGCAATGACCCATTTTAATCAGTGTACTAAAATCAGCCTGCAAATTGACGGGCGTGTTTGTTCTACCGAAATGGAAGGAAACGAACTCACGGCTACCGAAATCATCGAAGCCTTTGTTGGCTTGATGGTCGGGCAAACGTTCACCGAACGAACCTGCTACAAGGCGATGAACAAAATTGCTGAGGAGCGTTACACGGAGGATGAATCGTAACGAATAGTTTCTATATTTGTACTAGAGTTACAGCAGTTGGTGGTGCAACAGTTGTGACGTAAGACGAGCCGCTACCTTAGGCTTGCCCCGACTGCACCACCAGTCGGGGCTTTTTTTTTGAACCCAAAACATAAAAAATGAGAAACGGATTTGTATTCTACGAAAGCTTCCACACGGCTATAAGTTACCTGCCGCCTGATGACCAACTGCGGATGTTTCACGCCATTGTAGCCTACGGCATCCACCAACAAGCACCCGAACTTCCAATGCACCTGCTAGCCATTTGGGCGCTCATAGTTCCGCAGATTGATGCCAACCAAGAACGCTATTTGAACGGAAAGAAGGGAGGAAGAAAACCAGTGGTTTCAAAGCCCGAAACCAGTGGTTACGAACCAAATAACCAGTGGTTAGAAACTGAAAAACCTAAAGAGAAAGAAAAAGAGAAAGAGAATGTAAAAGAGAAAGTTAAAGAGAAAGGGATGGTTATTGAATTTCCTGATTTCAAAACTGAATTGCTTGCAGATGAGATGTTTTGCGATACGTTTATGATGAGCAAGAACTGCGACCGCAAGGAATTGGAAAAGCAGGTCAACGACTTTGAAGTGGACTTGACATTGAAGGACGTGGAACACGGCACGTTCAGCAAGTACAAACGACACTTTGCCAACTGGGTGGCCTACAAGAACATCACCCAGAAGCCGCATTGGTCGCATACCATCAGCAGCGAAGATAGGTTTTACTTTGACGAACACGGAACACTGCCCGATGGAAGCCTTCCCTACTGAAACGATGCTGATTGCGATGATGTTCGCACAGCCAAATACGATGCCCGAAGCGGCGGCGTGGCTGGAAAACAAACCCGACTTCTTCCAAATACCGAACAACCAGCACCTGTATGAAGTGCTGATGCACCTGCGCAAGGAAGGCAGGGTCATCGACTACATCAGCGTGAGCTTGCTACTATCCAAGCATATTGCCAACCCGATGGAGTACCTGATAAGCCTTGACAGCGCGGTGCTGGGAATGACTGACATCTACACGCCGATGCTGATGGCAACGGAAAGTTACCTACTGCGCAAGCTTCACGCCGTGACCAACAAAGCCACAAGCGCGATGATGAACAAGAGCGCGCATCCACTGGAAGTGCTGGATAACCTGACCATTGACGTAGAAGGCATCAACCGTTCAATGCTTGCCAAATCCAACAAGAAGATTGACAAGCTAATGGGTGAACTGCTGAAAGACCTGATTGAACGCAAGGAAGGCCGCAAGAACCTTGGCATCAGCAGTGGCTGGGGTAAACTGGATGCAGTGCTGGGGATGCTAATGCCATCAACACTGAACATCCTTGCCGCGCGACCTGCAATGGGCAAGACCGCGTTTACGGTGAACTGGGCGGTTCAGATTGCCAAGCAAGGAAAGAAGGTAGCGTTTTTTTCGTTGGAGATGAGCGCAGACGAACTGGCCGCACGCATTCTTGCCGCAGAAACAGGCGTATCAAATGGCAACATAATGAAGAACCCGCGTGAACTGCTTGACAGCGAAGTCAAGGCGTTATTTGCCGCCAGCGACCACATTAAAGACCTGCCATTGCACATCATTGACGCAGGGATGGTGAATATAAACGTAGTGAACGCCGAGGTGGACCGCATCAAGCCTGACGTGGTGTTCATTGACTACCTGCAAATAATGACACCGCAAAACAGCGTCCAAGCGGGCGATACCAATAAGTTTTTTGAAGACCTGACCCGCGACTTGAAAATTACATCCAAGCGACTGAACATCCCAATCGTACTGCTCAGCCAGTTGAACCGCAGTTTGGAAACGCGAACCAACAAGCGGCCAATCCTTTCGGACATCCGAAGCAGTGGCGGCATCGAGCAGAACGCGGACACGGTTACCTTTGTACACCGCGAGGCTTACTTTAACCCGCAGGCTGACCGCAAGGCGGCGGAGTTGATTGTAGCCAAGAACCGAAACGGTATGTGCGGCACTGCTGAAATGTATTTTTATGACCACCTAACGAAATTCACCGACCTTCCTATCTTCCCACCTAAATTCAAAAACGATGACCAAACGCCATTCTGAAAGCGACCTGCAACGCGCTTGCTACCGCTTATTTTGCTTGTGCAAGCCGCTTGAATATGGCTTGCTGTTTATGAACCACAACAACCCGCGCAACGCGATAAACGGCTCACTGCTCAAAACAATGGGAATGGTGGCTGGTGTCGCGGATATGACCTACCTACATCCTGATGGCGTGAAGTTCATCGAGTTTAAAGTCGATGGAGGCAAGCAATCGGAAGCGCAGAAGAACTGGCAAAAGCTGGTTGAAAGCAAAGGCTACACCTACCACATCATCCGAACCACCAAAGAATTTTGCGACCTGATGAACATTCAACTAAGCGGCGTATGAAAACACCAACCTTTATAACCGAAATTGCCAAGCGCATTGAAGCCATTACAGGCGTGACGTTTGCGGAAATTTGCACAACCAATCGCAAGGCCGAAGTAACGCGAGCAAGACACGCGCTGATGTGGTACCTGTATCGCCGCCATCATTACCAATACAGCCTGTCAGCCATTGGCATATTGTTAAACCGCAACCACACAAGCGTATATCACGCCGTGCTTGTGGTGGATTGGGCGTTGCACAATAATGATTCGCGCTTCAAGTTCATACAAACAATCCAAGAACCTGAGTATATTTGCCCACAATGTGGGTGCCAACGAAATCATACACCAGCTGTACAATGACGGAGTTTTCCGACAAGTGGCAAGGCAAATCGCGACAAGCGACTATGCCGCTGACCTCGAACACGAACTGGTCATCTACTGCTACGACCGACCAGAACGCGTTGAACAGCTACACGCGTCAGGTGCGCTCACCTTCTACATCGTGCGGGCCGCTATCAACTTATTCCGCGGCAAGACATCGCCATTCCAGCGCAAGTATCGGCACAACGAAGAGCGCGTTGCTTTTGGCGAAGTTGAGCAGGTGGATGAGCGTTATAGCACAGTACCTGACCACCTGTATCGCAAAGCGGAACAAGAGATGGACAAGTGGGCGGCGGCAGGGAAATATCCGTACGACAAGAACCTATTCTTGCTATGGCTGGAACTGGGCAACAAGAAACTCATCAACCGCAACACAGGCATTCCATACAGGTCAATTTGCTACACGATTGACCTATGCAGGCAACGACTAAAACAAGCACTACAAGATGATTACAACGATTTTATTGGCGGCTTTGACAGCATTGGCGATGGAACGCTATAACGTACTGCCGAAGTGGTACTACCGCATCAGCCGCTTCAAGCCTTTATCGTGCCAGTCCTGCCTTGCCTTTTGGACAGGATTTGCCTTGTCAATTTTTGACCAACCGCTATACTACGCGCCGTTTGTTGGCTTGGCATCTGCGGCATTGGCTATCATCATCATAAAGCTAACCGAATGAACGCAACCTTGATTTACGAAGTGTTGGCCATCAAGCCTAAACTTGAACTGTACCATTCGACCAAGTCGCTACGGCTGACCCCTGCGGAGGTGAACACCTTGCAAGCGGCGGCGATTAGCCTTGGCATTCCGCGCACCGATTGGTGGTGCGCAACCTGCGCTGTTGGCAGGCTGTCGGAACTGGTGGCACACGCGGAGCATTGTGTAAAAGAAGGGCAAGTGGTATTTAATGTAAACGGCGATGCCACTACCGAAGCCTAACGACAACGAAAGCAAGAGCGACTTCATCCAGCGATGTATGGGTGATGAGAAAGCACGTGCGGAGTTTCCTGACAACACAACACGCTACGCTGTGTGCAATTCGCAGTACGAGCAGAAGTTCGCCGACACTTACGCCGACTACGGTCAGGGCGTTAGGAACAACGCGAGGCGCGGCATCGAACTAAACGAGCGCAACGGCAACAAATGCGCAACACAAACAGGAAAGGTCAGAGCGCGGCAATTAGCATCAGGTGAAGGGATAAGCCTTGAAACAATCAAGCGGATGCACAGCTACCTGAGCCGTGCTGAAACGTACTACGACAATGCAGATTCAAACAGCGACTGCGGATATATCAGCTACCTGCTTTGGGGCGGAAAGGCCGCTTTGGGATGGTCACGAAATAAACTGAAAGAACTTGGCGAACTTGACGAAAAATAGCAAACAGGAAGAACACGACTTGCATATGAGTAAGTTGGTAAACGTGGGCGCATTGATGACCGATATGGCCAACATATTGGACAGCCTAAACGACTGCGATGCACCCAACGCATTACACGCGAAGGTGGCTATCTGCGAGAAGATTATTGACATAATGAATTCGGTTGAGGTATGAAGAAGGTAGGAAGGCCACCCGCGTTTGAAAGTCCTGAACAGTTGTGGGATTTGTTCTGCACGTACAAAGCGTGGACGAAAGCAAATCCTTACCGCGTGCAGGATTACGTGGGAAAGGATGGTGCAATGGTGTATCGCGACAAGGAGCGGCCGCTGACGTTCAGGGGGTTTGAAGGCTACCTTGCAGAAGAAGGGTGGTGCTTTGACTTGTCGCACTATCAAAGGGAAGAAGGCGAGCATCACGAAGCATTTCGCCCCATCCTTACCCGCATACGAGCGACTTGCGACCGCGATATGGTCGAGGGCAGTGGCGCGAATGTGTACAACAGTGCCATCGCAGTACGGGTGCTTGGCTTGGCCGACAAGCAAGAGCAAAAGGTACACATTGAACAGCCGCTATTTGGTGATGAGTGACCGCGTTGAGATTGTGAACGGCGACAGCCTGTTGGTCTTGCAACTGCTGGATGATAACAGCGTGGACGCGATTGTTACCGACCCGCCTTACGGATTATCGTTTATGGGCAAGAAGTGGGATTACGATGTACCGAGTGAGGAGTTATGGCGGCAGTGCTTCCGCGTGTTGAAGGCTGGCGGTCACCTGCTTTGCTTCGCAGGTACACGGACACAACACAGGATGGCGGTGCGGATTGAGGACGCTGGGTTTGAGATACGCGATATGATTGCTTGGGTGTACGGGTCGGGGTTTCCGAAGTCGCTGGATGTGAGCAAGGCGATTGATAAGGCGGCGGGGCATTGGCGCGGCAAGGCTGGTGAAGTTGTCAGTGACAACGGGGCGATGAGTGGCGGCAACTACGAGCGCACTCCGAAAGGCGACCCGATTACTGCTGCTGCTGTTGCTTGGCAAGGCTGGGGGACTGCACTCAAACCCGCACTCGAACCGATTACGGTGGCACGTAAGCCGCTGATTGGCACGGTAGCCGAGAACGCCCTGCAACACGGCACGGGTGCGATTAACGTGGATGGGTGTAGGGTTGGGGAACGCTGGCCTGCCAACTTCATCCACGATGGAAGCGAGCAGGTGACCGACCTGCTTGGCTCAGCCGCGCGGTTCTTCTACTGCGCCAAGGCAAGCAAACGCGACAGGGATGAGGGCAACCACCACCCAACGGTCAAGCCTACCGACCTGATGCGCTACCTGTGCCGCCTCGTAACGCCACCCGATGGAATCGTCCTCGACCCGTTTATGGGGTCAGGGTCAACAGGAAAGGCGGCGGTGCTGGAAGGCTTCCGCTTTATCGGCATTGAACGCGAAGAAGAATACTGCGAGATAGCAAAGGCACGGATTAAACACGCACAGCAATGACCCTAACCGAACTACAACACCTGCTGAACCTGATGGATGCGGATAACAAACGGACGCGGGCGGCTTACAAACTTGGCATCGACCTGACCGAATTTAGAGAGAGCGCACAAGAAGTCATCGAATTGCTTTTGAAGCACGTATTCAATGAAGACCAGTACGAGTGCTTGACTTGGTGGATGTACGAAAGGGATTTTGGCAGGCGTGAGGACTTGCAGATGTGGGATAAGGATGGAAGGGAAGTATGCCGCACGATTGAAGAACTGCATCAATTTTTGTTTGCGTGAGTGACCGCATAGTTGAATCAGTTATTGACCAATTTAGGACAAGAGCCGAGGCGGGCAAGCGCAAGTACGGCACGACAATGGAGCGCAATGACCTGACATTCGCCCAGTGGATTCAGCATCTGCAAGAGGAGTTGATGGATGCGGTGGTCTATATTGAGAAGATTAAGCAGATTGGAATTTAAGTACACAACAGCGATAAAGCGCATTCGGCAGATGACCGCTCGCAAGAAGGTCATCCAAGGCGGCACAAGTGCAGGAAAAACAATCGCCATCCTTGCAGTGCTAATCAACATCGCGGCAAAAGCCAAGACCGAAATCAGCGTTGTATCTGAATCCGTGCCGCACCTTCGCAGGGGTGCTATCAAGGACTTCGCAAAGGTGATGCAGGTTACAGGACGCTGGTCCGCTGACCGCTGGAATAAAACCCTGCTGACGTACCACTTCGCCAACGGAAGCACCATCGAGTTTTTCAGCGCAGATAGCGAAGGCAGGCTCAGAGGTGCAAGGCGTCAGGTGCTGTACATCAATGAGGCGAACAACATCGACTTTGAATCGTACTATCAGCTGGCAATCAGAACGAGCGAAGCGATATACATCGACTACAACCCAACGCACGAGTTCTGGGCGCACACGGAGGTCCTGAGGGAAGCGGATAGCGAACTGCTGATATTGACCTATCTCGATAACGAAGCACTACCCGACACGATACGCAAGGACATCGAAGCGGCAAGGGTGAAGGCCGCGACATCCAGCTATTGGGCGAACAGGTGGAGGGTGTACGGCTTGGGACAAGTCGGCAGTGTGCAGGGCGTGATATTCAGCGACTGGACGCAGGTGGATGAGATTAACTACACGACTTCCAAACTGGTTGCGATGGGATTGGACTGGGGGTACACGTTAGACCCGACCGCATTGGTGGCTGTGTACAGGTCAGGCGACACGCTGACCCTTCACGAACTGCTGTACACCAACAACCTGACGAACCAAGACATCGCGACAAAGCTTCGCGAGTTCGGCATCAACAGGGCGTGGGAGATTGTCGCTGATTCAGCAGAGCCCAAAAGCATCGAGGAGGTGCATCGCCTTGGCTTCAACATAAAGCCAGCGCAGAAGGGACAGGACAGCATCCGCAACAGCATCGACATACTGCAACGCTTCACGCTTCAAGTGACCAAGACCAGCGTGAATCTGATTAAAGAACTACGCAACTACACGTGGGATACTGACCGCACGGGTGCATCGTTGGGAGTGCCGATTGACAAGTACAACCACGCTATCGACGCGGTGCGTTATGTTGCGCTGAACAAGTTATCGCAGAGTGCAGGCGGGAAGTACGTAATTATGTAACTTTGGGAATGCAAGTAGCCATCGCAGGTGCGGGTGTAACAGGCGCGACCATTGCGCGTTTATTAGCGGAGGCAGGTCACAACATAACCATTTACGAACAGCGCAACCACGTCGCGGGCAACTGCCACACGAAGGAAGAACAGGGCGTGCTTGTGCATCGCTACGGCGCGCACATCTTCCACACGGACAACGAACAGGTTTGGCAGTTTGTAAACCGCTTTGGCAAGTGGAGTAATTACCGCCACAAGGTGTTAGCGCATTCGGATGGGCAATTGCTGTCAATGCCTGTCAATCTGCTGACGATGTGCCAACTTGCAGGGAAGGCGATGACGCCAAACGAAGCGCGAAGGTGGGTGGATGAGGCTTGTATCTTCACTGCATTCCCGAAGAACTTTGAGCAGTTGGCACTGGCAACAGTAGGCAAAAAGCTATACAAAGCGATTTACGAAGGCTACACAGAGAAGCAGTGGGGCGTTCACCCATCACGATTGCCAGCAAGCGTATTTTCGCGCCTTCCAGTGCGTTATTCTGCGGATGATAACTACTACTTCCACAAATACCAAGCGATGCCTGATAATGGCTATACGGCGGTCGTTGAGGCGATGCTTGACCACGACAATATCGAGGTACGACTGAACAGCAACTTTCAGGCAACAGGTCAGCATACGATTTGGACAGGTGCGCTTGATGCGTACTTCCAATTTAGCGAAGGGCGGTTGCGTTACCGCACGCTTGACTTTGCAAGGGTGCAGGGAGAATCACAGGGCGCGCCAGTTATCAACTACACAAAGCAGAAGCCATACACGCGAATAATCGAACACAACTTGCTGACGCCAACGCCGCAGACCGAAGCGGTGATTCAAACGCAAGAGTTCAGCAGGGAGTGCGGAACAAATGACACGCCATACTACCCGATGCGGTTAGTGGATGATGTGGAGGTTTTGGCGAATTATCAGCGATTGGCGCAGGAGCAGAAAGGCGTTACCTTTGCGGGCAGGCTTGGCAAGTACAAATACATCGATATGGATGTAGCCATAGCCGAGGCAATTACAACAGCAACCCAACTTATTGAGCAATGGCAATAGTACTAATGACAGCGGCGAATGCGGCGTATATGCCGAAAATGACCGCTTATTTATCGAGCGTCAAAGAACACAGCAACTTCGACCGCTTCATCTTGATTTACGTTGGCGATGAGGTATTGCCTGAAATTGAGGGCGTTCAGGTTCACCGCCTTCCGCATTCAGCGATTCAGGCTTGGAATAGCAATGGGTGCGTTCAACACGGCGACTGGATTCACGCGGAGGGTTTGGAAGTTAGCGACCTTGACACGGTGGTGTTCACGGATGGCGATATGTACTTGCAACGCGGGATGAACGACAACGAGCGCAAGGCACTTGAAGGATTGCAGGTTGGCGAGGTGATGGTCGGGCCAAATCAGTTTCAAGGGCAGACGCTTTTACAGGAAGCGTCAAATCTTGGCTTTACAGGAAAGGCGATTGATGGATTCAACCAAGAGCGCGTTTGGAAGTTGCCAGTGTTCAATACTGGATGCATTGCCGCAAAGGTGGTGACGCACAAGGCAATTTATCAGCACTACGTTCAGAACTGGGCTTCGTTTAGTGGCATCTTTCACCACTACGCCAAACAGCAATGGCTGATAAGCTACCTGATACACAGCCTTGGCTTTAAGGTCAAGAATATGAAGTACAGCTTTCACCTGCACAATCACGGTGCTGATATGCCATCGGGCAGTCGTTGGGATGTACGCCGCAACGCGCTGACCTTTGATGGCGAAGTTGTGTTGCTTCGCCACTTCACCCACAACGGTGCTAAATATCCGCTATGAAACTACTGAACCGCCTAACCGTTGCCCAGTTTCAAGAACTGACCGCCATTGACCCTGACATGGGCGCATTGCGGAAAAAGGTCAACACCGTCTGCATCGTGGATGGATTCGACCAAAATGCTGTTGAAGGGTGGACGATTGAACAGCTAAACGCAAGGGCGGCAGTCATTGACGAGGAGTGCGGTGCGCTGTCGATGCTACCTGCCAAGCGGGTGGTTCGCATTGGCACCAAGCGATACAGGATGGAGTGGTTCATCGACCAAATGAGCGCAGGGCAGATGATGGAATTGCTAAACTATCAGCTGACCAGCGATAGGGAGGTAGTGGCTAATCTGCACCTGTTGCTCGCCAGTTTAACGCGTGAGATGACGTGGTACGGCAAGACATTGGCGTATGATGGCGGCAAGCACGCCGACAGGGCGGAGGCGATGAAGAAGGCGAAGATGGCTGACGTGTGGGGTTTTGCCTGTTTTTTTTTGCGTCATTCCGAACCTTTATTGAAGATTATGCAGACCTATTTCGCGGAGGCGAAGAAGAAGATAGCGGGCAAGGCGTAGCCAAACCCGACTACGGATGGCTTGGCGTTGCGTATGTGCTGATTGCCAAGCGCGACCCTTTGAAGATGGATGCGGTGTTTGCTATGCCAGCGCGGCAGTTTATGAATTACGTTCGATTGGCGAAAGACCTGCAATAGCACACATTTGCGGGCAGTGGTATTTATAGCTGATGAAGTTTGATGTAAGTTTAACCAGTCAGCTTTCTGCCATTGGCAG